GCATCCAGCCCGCTCATAGCGGCTTCGCGCAGCGAGTCCAGCACCAATGCGGCTTCGGTGTCGTTGATGGCGACAGGCGGTTTTTGCGGCGGCTTGCTGGCAACTGCTTGATTGCCGTCGTCGTCTTCCAAATCGCTTGCCGGAACGCCAAATGCGGTTTGTAACGAGTACCTGCGGCAGTAAGTCAAAGCCGAACCGTAGCCTTGTGAATCGTGCTTGCTGGCCGGAACAAACAGTTGCCCGCAAGACAGCGACTCACCGCTGCTGTGGTGAATGATTGTTTCAATGCAAACGCCGTTTTCTGCGTGATGCGTCACTTGCCGAAACCACAAACCGTGTTCAGTTAACGCCGGTTTGATGGCGTCTATGACCGAGCCAAGATCCGCGTACTTGCTTCTAAACGCGGGGTTTACTTTGCCTTTTGCCGCGCCTTCAATCTTGGCGAAGGCCAGTGCCATCGCTGCGCTAAGTTCTTTCACGACATCAGCCCCCAGAGAATGATTACGAATGCGGCCAGCGCCGCCCACACCGCAGCGCCCATGAGCACCGAGTTCAAGATGCCGGTGAAGGCGCTGAACTCGTCCCCGCTGGTGTTGAGATCGGCCCACGACTGGTCATGTCGGCGCACGCCGTCCATGCGGTAGCCGCCGTAAGGATTGGTCAAAAAGGGAGCGCGTTTCATGCGGCCTCCCAGTCGTTGCCAACGTCAAACCAGTCGTCCGACTTGCAGCCGCACTCGTAGTCCGCGTGCTCGGCGGCAAACTGCTTAAACAGCTTGATGTCCGTCCTGATGGGGCAGGTCAAAAGGTCGCGGGTGTTTGCGCCAGTCAGCAGGTCGGCGTTCTCGGCCAGCCACCAACCGAATTCTTGAAACACCGAAATCTCGGTCAGCCCGCCAACGGTTTTTGAGCCACGCGGCTTGACCATTAACGTCGGCGGGTAGACGGCGCGGCCACTGGTGGTCATGCCGGCCAGCACTTCGGTGATTTGCTGGGCGCGGTCAATTGCCCAACGATCTCGAGCATCTTGCAGCGTGTCGCCGCGCTCGGCGCGGGCTTCGGCCCGGCGAAGAAAGAAACTGTTCATGTCCATCGATCTCTCCTTGTCACCGCGATGTGTGCGGCATGGAGAGATATTGGCACAGTCGCGCCAAGCAGTCAAGCAGAATTGTGCCAACGCGCAACAAAAGTTCGCTACAGGCCGAAATGGCCTAGTTTCCGTTCGGGAGGTCTCGAGCTAGGGCTTTTAGCCGCTCATACAGCGCGGCTTCTTTCGCTGTTACGGAGCGAATGACGGGCGGGTTTGTTGGATCGAAGTCTTCGGTAATCAATTGCCATAACGGATAGCCCGCTGCGCTGGCAAGCCGTTCTGCGGTGTCAAGGGTCGGAATGCGCTGGCCTTTTAGCACCGACTCAAGCGTCTTTACAGGCACCTTCCAGGCCGTGGCCGCGCCGTTCACTGACACGCCGTTTGCGGTGACCAGCTTTTGCAGGTTTGCGGAAAAGTTGTTTGCTGCGCCCATAGGGAAGCTTGCCGTATCTGCTTGGCACAATGGTGCTTGACTGCTTGACTCAAGTGTGCCAAGCTTTGTCAGATGGATACCTTTCAATTTGTCAGGGATGAGCTTGCCGCCCGCAAAGGCGACTGGCTTCACATTGCCCAGAAATCTTCGGTTTCGTATCGCGCTCTGTGCAACTTGGCGCACAGCCGCAACGACTCGCGGATGTCAACGGTGACGGCGCTGTCCGACTGGCTTCGCGCTAACCCGCGCCGACGCGAGCCTGCAATTTCGCAGGCAAACGCCGTGCCTGTCTCGTCAAAAGGAAAGCGGTAAGCATGAATTTTCACCCGCTTGCAAACATCTTTCCGCTTATCGAAGGCCAGGCGTTTGACGATCTGTGTGCCGACATTCGAGCGCACGGCGTCCGCGAGCCGGTGTGGCTGTACGAAGGCCAGATCCTTGATGGGCGTAACAGGTGGAGGGCGGCGGCGGCAAGCGGGATGACCTGTCCGATTCGTGATTACACCGGCTCAGATCCCCTGTCGTTTGTGCTGTCTCTAAATTTGCGTCGCCGCCAACTTTCGTCCAGCGAGCTTGCTTTTGTCGCTCTGGAGATTGAGAAGGTTGAGGCAGATATTGCAAAGAAACGGCAAGCCGCGAACCTTTATATAAACACGTCGAAAGTGGCATTCGTGCCACCTTCGGGTGACGCAGGGAAAGCGCGTGACAAAGCTGCCGCCGCCGTTGGCGTTAGTCCGCGTTATGTGCAGGACGCCAAGAAGGTGGAAGCCGCAGCGCCTAAGATTGCCGCCGAGGTAAAGGCGGGCAAGAAGACGTTAACGCAGGCGGTGCGCGAAGTTAAAGAAGCCGCCCGCGAGCAACGCCGCGATGAAAACCGTGAGCTGATTGAGCAGGCCCCGAGCGTCGCGCTTACGACCGCCAAGTTCGCCACGATTTTGATTGACCCGCCTTGGGACTGGGGCGACGAAGGCGATGCCGACCAGTTAGGCCGCGCTCGGCCGACTTACGGAACGATGAGTCTTGAGCAGCTCATGGCGCTGCCAGTCGGCGATATGTCAGACATCGACTGCCACCTGTATTTGTGGATCACCAACAGGTCGCTACCGAAGGGCTTTGCCTTGATGGAGCAATGGGGCTTTCGCTACATCACGGCTTTGACGTGGTGCAAGCCGTCTATCGGCATGGGCAATTACTTTCGCGGCAGCACAGAGCAGGTGCTTTTTGGCGTGAAGGGCTCGCAAATGCTAAAGCGAAAAGATGTCGGCACTTGGTTTGCTGCGCCACGCGGGCCTAATGGGCACAGCTCCAAGCCTGTTGAGTTTTACTCGCTAGTCGAATCGTGCAGTCCAGGCCCATATCTGGAAATGTTTGCCAGATCGTCGCGCACTGGATGGAGCGCATGGGGAGCCGAAGCAAATGCCGCTTGAATATGGCTTTAGTGAGCGGCTTGCTATGTCTTCTGGCGTGTCCGCATCTGCTGATGTTTGCACTGTGCTGCTCGAGCAAATCCCTGGCGCTGTCGGCGTTTCTCAGGCCGCCACGGCGAACGACAAGCAAGGGGTTGACTGGTGGGTTGAGTTAAGCACCGCCAAGCACTTGGCAATAGATGCCAAGGTGCGTCAAAACGATTGGGCGGCTACTCATCCGGACGAAGATGACTTGGCGCTCGAGACGTGGAGCGTCGTAGAAAAGAACGTCCCCGGATGGACACGCGACGCTGGCAAGCGATGCGATTACGTTTTATGGCTTTGGGCCGATACCGGGCGCTTTTGCTTGATCCCATTCCCAATGCTTTGCAAGGTGTTTGAAAGCAAGTGGCAATTGTGGTCAGCCCAATACAAGACCCGTCGTCAGTTTACTCCGCGCCAAAACGGCGGCTATCACAGCGAATGCGTGTTTGTGCCGCGCCGTGAGATATGGGCGCAGATTTTCAAACAATACGGCGGCAACTTGGCCGTTAAGCGCGACCCGTGGGTGGCGGCGTATGAGGCGGCAGACGCATGAATTACTACCCTTTTCATCTTGGCGATTACGCCACCCATGCCGGGCACCTTGACCCGGTAGAGGACTGCGCCTACCGCCGTCTGATTGATCTCTACATGCTCACCGAACAACCGCTGCCGCTGGACATTGACACGTTGGCTCGCAAGATTCGGATGAAAGATTACTCCGCAGCGGTGCGCGATGTCCTAAACGAGTTCTTCACGCAGACCGATGACGCATGGACGCACTCGCGCTGCGACCGCGAGATCGCGGCGTTTCGGCGTGCGTCTGACAACGCATCGAAGGCCGGCAAAGCGTCCGCGTTGAGCAGAAAGGCAACGCCCGTTGAACGACCGTTGAACGACTGTTCAACGACTGTGCAACCAGCCAAGAGCCAAGAGCCAAGAGCCAAGAGCCAAGAAAGAGAGAGAGAGAGCGCAACAGACGCGGCTGACGCCGCTCCCCGCTCTCGTGCGATTGCGATACCCGCTGACTTTCCGAGCGAAGCCGAGCTTGCATGGTGCGACTCCGAGCGGCCGGATCTGTCGGCCGGGGCTGTCGCCGTCGCCTTTCGCGACTACCACCTGGCGCACGGCTCGACGATGAAGTCCTGGCCTGCCGCATGGCGGACGTGGGTGCGCAAAGAGCGCGCGCAGATTCGCGCGGCGCCGGCATACGGCAAGACGGCGCTCGACAAGCAGGCCGACGTGATCGCAAAAATCCTGCGGATTGACACCGCGCAACCCTTGGACATCTTCGATGAGCCACCAAGACTTTCCGCTGCACGCGATTGATCGGCTATTCAGCCGCTTCATTGCGATTTACGGCGCGCAGAAAACCGCGACGGCCTGGGGCAACGGCGACGCAACCGAGCGCGCGCTTGTCTGGCACCAAGCTTTGAGCAAATACCCGATGGCGACGGTAGGCGATGCGTTGCGCGAGCTGGCCGAGATCGGCACCGGCTGGCCGCCGACCCTGCCGGAATTCGTCCAGCTTGTGAAAGCGAAGTTGCCGGTTGCCGCGCACATGAAGGCGCTCCCGGTGCCTGATCGCACGGCCGATGAGATCGCCGCAGGTGCCGTCCAGATGGCATCGATCCGCGAGTCAGTCGCGCCGAAGAAAGACCCCGCCGCGTGGGCCTATCGCGTCATCGAGCGTTACCGCGCTGGCGACTCGGTTGTCGCTCATGCGAGCTACAAGGGCGCCTGCGAAGCGCTGACAAACCTGGGCAGGGAAATCCCAGCGTGATCGACGCACTGACGACGACTGCCGAGCAAATGGCCGCACACGCGCGCCTGGCCGCGCTGCCGACGATTGTGCGCAAGCTCGCAATGGACGGCGACGACGCTGATGCTAATCGCGCCAGGACCGCAAAGCTTGCGCTTAAGCGGAGTTATGCGCGCCTGTATGGACTGCAAAAGATTGCTGCCGAATGCGGCACAACGGACGCCGCACTGATTGCGGCAATTGACACGGCAAAAGCCGACATCAGGAGAAAAAAATGCTCAACGATTTGATTCAGCAGAAAGAAGAAATCGATCGCCAGATCGCGTTACTTGAAGCAACCGAAAAAGCCGAAGCGCTCGAAAAGGTTCGCGGCTTTGTTCGCCACTACAAGCTCACCCGCGATGACGTGTTTCCGCGCAACGCAGTGCTGGCGAAGTTTGCCGACCCGGTGACTGGCGCGAAGTGGGCCGGCAGGGGACGTGCGCCGGCCTGGTTCGACAAATCTCGCGCCGATGATTTCAAGATCGCGGCCTGATACCAAGCCACCATGCGACGAATGCCGGCACTCGCAGCAGCACAGGCCGGCATTTGTTCGCACGTCGGCGCTCGTCTGCACGCATCCGTCGGCGCTGAAACTCAATCGCGGCGCGGTATGGTTTCACACGATCGCGCGCGAGATTTGCAAGGGTCGACGTTTTGAGCATCGAAGCAAGTGACCACGACGTTGTGCTGCAACTCCTTGGGATGGTTGGCGAGTCGGCCGTCGAAAGACGCGCGATCGGTTGTGACGCAATCCTGCGGTTTCCTGACGGCACTGCGGAACTGTGGACGACAAACGGCACCGATGCGCTTGCCGATCTTTCGACTGTCGGGGGCATGCAGTGAGCGGTAAAGCAACGCGAGCAAAAGGCCGGCGCGGTGAGACGGCGGCGAAGGATCTGCTGCAGTCGATGGACTTCGTTGTGCACAATCTGACTGCTGGCCTGGACTCCGAAGATCTGGTGGCAACCGATCCGTCGGGCAGAACCTGGTCAGTCGAGGTGAAAAACACGGTCGCGATCACGACAGCGCACCGTGCTGCCGCGATGGCTCGCGCAAAGGCATCACGCCTGCCTTGGATGCTGATGTCTGCGATCGCCGGTACTGGGTGCTGGCTGGTGCAGCGCCAGGGCCATCGGCCTGCGGTATTGGGAGCGGTCAGCAGTGAGCAGGATTGATTACTTGCCGCCCGATCCGCCAGGCTATAAGTCGGCCGTGATGCTGCTTGTTGGCCGGCAGATTCGCTTGATCGCGATCGGTATGCCGCTGTGCTGGCTGGACGAATCGGCGATGGTCTGGCGCGAATTCCCTTGACGCTCATTAGGCCAGCGCGCAAGGCACGCGAGCCTACCGATGCGGAAGTGCAAGCGATCATCGATCTGTATCCCGACGGCGCGCCGCTCCAGGTGATCGGCGACGTGCTGGGTGTGACGCGGTCGCGAGCGGATCAGATCGTGCAAAAAGCGATTGCAAGTGCGCTGCGTGCGTTTCGATTGCGGGGTCTGTACGGCGCCGCCTACCTGCCGGACGATCGCGACAGCACCGAGCAGGGTATCGGGTACTTCGGCGACTCATACGATTGGAGTCATTGATGACTGATCACAACTCCACGCATCTGCGACTGGTCAACTGGGCGCGCTGGTCACGCTCGGGCAAAGCCGCTGCACGCACAAAGTCAATCGAAGGCAGGTACAGGCCGGAGATGCTGCGGGAAGGCGAAGAGGAAGAGCGGCGCTCGGCATCGATGCCGATTGATGTGCGGGATGCGTTGCTGGTGCAGCGTGCGCTATGCCCGACTCGCGGCTTCCCGGTGAAACTGCGGTTGCTGTTATCGGCCGAGTACATCTATCGAATGGATGTGCCGCATTTGCAGGGTTATATGCGCAGGCACGGACACGGCGGCATTAACTCTCGCGATCTGAATGAGCTGTTATCAAGCGCCATTCTGTCTGCTGGCAATAGCATCAAGCGGATCTCAACTGTCGATTGAATCAACTCGAAAATATAATCGCGTAAGAAGATGCGCAGCCCCGATGGGGCTGCCCGCGTCGGAGTCTCTCCTCCGTCCTGCGCTTGCAGGGCTTGCCGACTCTCTCCTGTCGGCTTTTTATTCCGTCCTGATGCCATTGCTCCAGACGCTCCGCCCGCGCCTGTCGGCGCAACCCGTCGAGCGCACCGCGCGCGTGATGCAGCCGCCTGGCACCGCACGCATGACGAGCCGGCCTTGGGCCAGGCTGCGCGCCAAGGTCTTGATGTCGAATCCTCTGTGCGTCAAGTGTGCCGCTGCCGGCCGCGTACAGGCCGCGCATGAGGTCGATCACATCGTGCCGTTGCATAGCGGCGGGACGCACGACCGATCCAACCTGCAGCCTCTGTGCAGGCCGTGCCATGCGGACAAGACGGCGACCGAAGCTGGCTCGCGCGCTCGAGGCGAAGCATGGGGGGGGGTATCAAAAGGATTTAGGGCTGATGGACGGGGACCGCTTGGTATCCCAATCACAGATTTTTTTCTCTAAAAAGGAAATCGATGACCGACCGGCTGTCCATTGACTACCGCGCCATATCCGACCTAATTCCCTATGCGCGGAATAGTCGGACGCACTCGGACGCGCAGGTAGCGCAGATTGCCGCTTCGATTTCTGAGTTTGGCTGGACAAATCCGGTCATCGTCGATGGCGGCAACGGGATCATTGCAGGGCATGGTCGCGTGCTGGCCGCGCGCAAGCTCGGGCTTGATACCGTGCCGTGCATCGAGGTCGCGCACATGAGCGAGGCGCAAAAGCGCGCCTATGTCATTGCCGACAACAAGCTGGCGCTAAACGCTGGGTGGGACGACGAACTGCTGAAGGTCGAGTTTTCAGACCTGATGGCTGAAGGGTTCGACATTTCCGTCATTGGATTTGATGAGCTTGAAATCGACACGCTGCTTGGCGTCGAAGAAACGGAAGGATTGACCGACGAGGACGCGGTTCCGGGGGCGCCTGCGCAGCCCGTGACGGTTCTCGGCGACGTCTGGCTGATGGGCAAGCACCGCCTGATGTGCGGCGACTCGACCAGCATTGCCGACATGGAGCGTTTGACCGGCGAAGCGTTGGTCGATATGTGGCTGACTGACCCGCCATACAACGTCGCCTATGAAGGCAAGACAAAAGACGCACTTAAGATTCAAAACGACGCAATGGGCGACGATCAGTTTCGGCAGTTTCTCCGAGACGCTTACGTTGCCGCAGACACGCGGATGAAACCAGGCGCGGTCTTTTACATCTGGCACGCCGATTTGGAAGGCTACAACTTTCGAGGCGCAGCGCAGGACGCTGGCTGGAAAGTTCGACAATGCTTGGTCTGGAAAAAGCAGACCTTGGTTATGGGCAGACAGGATTATCACTGGAAGCACGAGCCTTGCCTGTACGGATGGAAGGATGGCTCAGGTCACTTGTGGGCTGCAGATCGAAAGCAGACGACCATCCTTGAGTTTGATCGACCAAGCAGGAATGGCAAGCATCCGACGATGAAACCCGTTGCGTTGTTTGAGTATCGGATGCTCAACAACACAAAGGGTGGCGACATTGTGCTGGACAGCTTTGGTGGATCTGGTACGACGCTGATCGCTGCCGAGAAAAATGGCCGCATTGCGCGCCTAATGGAGCTTGATCCAAAGTATTGCGACGTCATCGTCAAGCGCTGGCAAGAATTCACCGGAAAGCAGGCAACTCTCGAAGAGACCGGCAAGACTTTTGCCGAAATGTCTGAAGTTCCGCGCGCAGAAATGGTGGCCGCATGACCGAAAAGAAAAGAATGGGTCGTCCGGTCTACGAGCCGACCGCCAAAGAACGCGAGCAGGTTCGCCTGATGTCCGCGATGGGGATTCCCGATTACGACATTGCAAAGATCGTGCAACTCAGCGCGCCGACTTTGCGGAAGCATTTCTGGCAGGAATTAGAAGTCGGCCACATCGAATCGACCTTGAAGGTCGCGCATTCGTTGTTTAAGCAGGCAACTGATCCGGTAAAGCCTAACGTATCCGCATCAATCTTCTGGCTGAAGTGCCGCGCTGGCTGGCGGGAAGACTCTGAGCAACCGGGCAAGAAAGAGCAGGCGCGGACTGCTGCGGCGACTGCCGATAACGGCACGTCTTGGGACGGTCTGTTGCAGTGACTTGGAATCTGGCCTGCACCGACTGGCAGGCGCGACTGAAAAGCGGCGCATCGCTTTTGCCTGATCTGCCGCTTGTTAAAGCAGACGCCGACATTGCGGTGAAGATCTTCAACATGCTTCGCCTGCCTGACGTACCGGGCCAGCCAACAATGCGCGAGGCGGCAGGCGAGTGGCAGCGCGATCTTGTGCGCGCGCTCTTTGGCAGCTTTGACGCGCAGGAAGGCGTGCGGCACATCCGCGAGATCTTCCAGCTTGTACCAAAAAAGAATTCGAAGACGACAAACGGCGCGGCGCTGATGTTGACCGCTGTGCTGTTGTCGCGGCGACCGCGCGCTGAGTTTTTGATGGTC